CCTGATATTATTGTTGGGTTTTGTGAGAAATTAAACTCATTTTCTCTTACAGTACATTTATATTGTGTTTCATACAAAGTTATAGTACTTTCAAAAGAACAAGTAATATTATCACTAGTAAGAACTTCAGATAATTCTTCTTCATCTGAGGTACCATATTGGGCTGTTCCATATAAAGCAGATCCATATACACTTCCTGTAATAAAAGGACCTAAATTTGGAAGAATTACCATTCCATGTTCATATATAATATCACCTACCTTTACTGATCCTGCAAATAAAGCTCCTTCTCCATCATCTGTAATAATTCCTGTTGTTAAAGAACCTGAGTAGTCTAAAGTAAAAGTATTTGGTTTTATATGTTCTCCAAATAAATTAGAGGGAATTGAGACAACTCCTATTTCTTTATTTGATCCTGTAGGAAAAAATCTATTAGCATCTAAAGTATTTGGTAAATAGTTATAGTAATTTGGAGTATAAAAAGGACCAGTTATAGTTCCATCTGGGTTGAAAGAGGCTGTTCCAACTGGTGAACCATCTTCACCTTCTAAAAAATTAGAATAATATAATTCTCTTATAGATCTATAAACTAAAAATTGATCTTGAGTTGAAATTTGACCTGTTGTATCTGAACCAGGAATAAAAAGTGTGGGTTCTAAATTTTTACCAAGGAATCTATCAATGCCAGAACCAGTTAAAGCAGCTGCTCCTTGAAAAGTAAAAGATTTATTTACCTCAAATGGAGATACTATTATATCTGATGTTGTAAAAGGCTTGTAAACACTCATTCATTTTAAAAATCAAGTTTTACTCTAACTAAAGCTTCTTTTGTAAAATCTTTTAATAATGGTCTTGAAAGTTTAGCAACAGCTAATAAATCATTTGTATCATTATACATTCCTACAGTTGTAATATAAGTTTGAGGATTATTTATGAAATTGTCATATATTACTTCACCTGTTGATCCTGAAATAAATGTTGGATTTTGAGTATAATTAAATTCTGAGTTTCTAGCTCTAGCAAATACATAATCTGAAGAAATTGTCTCTTGAGAATTTAATTGAAAACTTAAGCCTTTATTTATAGATTCAAATAAAGTAATAGCACTTACTCCATTAGTTGAGTTAGCAGTTCTAGTAGCGTCAATATTAATTGATTGGCTAATAGCTTGTGGGTTTAATAAAATAGTTCCTAATTCAGGAAATACTAATCCATATGAACCTGAATTTGCTACATGTCCACTATTAGCTAATGATCCTGCTGTACCACTGGATCCTGAGATTAATTGATATACTCTAGAAGATCCTAAAAAAGTATTTACACTAACATCTTTTGAATTGTCTGTTAAATGAATTGTAGCTCCAGTTCCATCAACATTAGATCCAGATAATGCTAAATTTAAAGAACCAGGAAATAATGATTCTTTATATCTAGCTCTTTCTATAGATATAACCCAAAAATCAGTTGCTGTATGAACATTGTCTCCAGTACCAAATGTAAAAGATTTTGTTTCATCTTCTAATATTAAAGATCTATATTGTCCATAAGTTGATAAAGTAGGTGTTTTTCCTGTTACTGTTGATGTATAACGTGCACCTCCAAGTCCTGTTGAATTAGCATAAGCTATGTCAAACTGATTGTTTATAAGAGTATCAGCTTCAAAAACTGATAGGTAAAAATCACCAGAAGATCCAGCTTTTTGGACTGATGAAGTAAAAAATGTTGTTAATGTTTGTACACCTGTTGACCATAATGTTGAAGTGATTGAATCACTACTTACAACAAAATCATCAGCTTCTAATCTTTTAAATGACATATTTTAATTTTATTTATTTATTTTATGTTGTTTTAGTTATAGTTACTGGTATTGTTAATCTAGCTCCACTATCTAAACCTACAACTGTTAATGTAGCTGATAGAGTTGTATTTGTACCAAATAAAGTATTTACAGTAGTAGCTCTTAAATTAATTTGTGTTCCTATAATTGTTTTAGAAACATTAGTTCCTATAGTAGTAGTTGCGTTTGCATTAGCATCAATAGCAGATGTTGTGTTTATTCCTATTCCTGAAAAAGTTCCTAATAGTCTAACATCTGAAATAGTAGCTGAATAACCACTAGTTTCAAAAGTTTGATCATTACCTAAATAACTTAACGTTTGAGGGGTTATTGCTAAACTAGCTCCTTGTTTTAAAGTAATAGCTGAGTATCCTAAATCTAATACAGGAAGTTTAGCTGTTCCTCTAGGTAGAGTAGTTAGTTGATATTTCATAATTTGATTTTCATTAGGAAATGCTTCTAATAGAGGCATATTATCTATAGCTTCTCCATAAAAAGATGAACCATTTGGGTGTGTTGGGTTGTAAAGAGTGTAGTCTATTTCATCATCAGCTAATGAAAATTGAGTGATTTGAAATGACCCGTCATTCTTAGCCATTAATTCTCTTCCTTTTTTAGTTAGAATGGCATCTACTGTTACTACTTGATTGTTTAAATATCCCATGTTTTTTTATTTGTTATAAATATTGTATATATTATGAATTTGACTAAATTATTCCTTTTTCTTTTAAATCTTGTATATAGTTTGGTAAATTTTCATTAAGCTCTTGATCAAGATATTGAGTTTTTATAATGTAAGGTCCATCACTAACTGGTTTACTTCCAGCTAATATTAGACCTGAAGGATCATCTACATATCTTCTAATTAAGAAATTATCATAATTCATTGATCCTCCAACTCCTACTGATCCTGAAGGGGGAAGATCTCTATTGACTTCAATAAATAGTCTACTTGAAGATACATAAGCTTCTTTAATTATAAATACTCTATCTTCTCTAGCTTCAAACCTAAACTCATCTCCAGGTTCAAGTCCCCAAGAGTTTTCAAAAGGGAAAAATCCAGATTCTCCAATAGGTTTTTGTTTTGCTTCTTTATTATTATAAAAGTTTACTATAGTAGGATCAGATGAAATTATAGTGTAAGGCCATGAAGAATCAGCTAATGAACCTGATGTCCATAATCCTTTTGTTAGTACTGTTATTCCAGGAACTGGGTTTTGAGTAACTTTAAATGTTGATCCACGGCTAACATAAAATGGATGATTAGATTGAGTTGTTTCAGACACAATACCTGCTACTTGAATACCATATTCATCACCTACAGTCATGTCTGTATTTGGAATTGTGTATTGTATATTTAATTCTCCTGTGGTGTTTAAAGCTTCTACTACAGATGTTCCAGCTATATAAGAGGTAGCAGTATTAATGATTAATTCTCCACTACCATTAACTGCTTTATATGCCAACTGTTCATCTGTAGTTAGATTTTTTATAATAGCAAAAGCTGATATAGGACCATTTTGGTGTTGTTTACTAATTTGAAATTTTATATCTCCTTCTATAGTTAAAGAAACTCCTTGATCAATCATAGATTGAGATATTATTAATCTTGAATTATTAACATTACAACCAGATCCTGAAGATTCTACTAATGGAGTTTGAAAATCTATGAATGATCCACTTCTTGTTAAGATTTGACCTTTATTCATATCAAAATTCTCATTATTAAATGAACCATTAAAATCATTTATTACAGTTCCTATTTCTGTTCCATCTTTATTAACCATATCTATAGAAGATGAAAATATAGCTGGAGAATGACCTACTTGATTAGTTAATATAGGGGTTATTCTTTTTCCACCTCTTATAATGGTTTTAAATTCTCCAGGATCTCCATTACTAGTTTGAGTTTCAGAACTAATTTCTACTGTATCTCCAACTCTAAATATATTTTTATTATCTTCTAAGACATTAGGAGTTGAACCTGGTATAGTAATATTTCCATCAGATTTAATAAAATATTTTAAATGAGCTCCAAAAGCATTATTATGTTCAGGAAGATAACCTCCAGACCAGTCAGCGTAAGATACTTGAGTACTTAATTGTTCAGCTGTAGGTAAAGTACCAAGATTACCTCTATCTCCTCTAGTAAATACATTTAAAAATTGAGATGTTGATTTTGAACCTTTATATCGTGGTAAGATGTGTCTTTTTAAAGTATAATTTGAATCTTGAACTTCTGCTTTTAAAGCACTACCACTTATAAGTAAATCAAAATTAACAGGAACCATTAAATTTGTAGAATAGTCTACATCTTGATATTTACTACTTCTTCTATTAGTAGTTGTATTATTAAGTAAAGGTTGACAGTCAAATGCTCTATCAAAATTTTGAGCAAGGAAAGGTTCAGGAATAGTTTCCATAGTTGGACCTGAAGCAACTGAAGATGATATCTCAAATATACCATTAGTAAATACAAAATCAGCAATTTCAACTCCTCCTTCTTCAAAGGAATCACCATCCTTAGCAGCTCTAAATTCAAAATAAATACAATCTCCATTATTAAATGAACTAGAATTTAGGTCAGCTGATATATCATAAGATCCTGTAAAGTGTAGTGAGTTAGTGGTTACATCTTGTAAAGATTGAGTAAGAATAGATTCAGCATGAACTGTTGGATTTTGAGGAATATTTCCTACTATTAATGGAGATGATACTATTCTTACTGAAGCTGATACACTTGTTGTGGCTGATTTAGCAGAATCTATGGCAAATTGAATACTTGAAGAAGCTCTAGTAACTAAATTCTTTTGGTTATAAGTCATAACTCTATAGGAATCTATAGGTTGAGCATCAGTTCCTAGACCTCCTTCACTAGTACTACCTGTTATAAAAAATCCTTGATTATCTAATGAAGAAGTTATCCTAGGAGTAAATCGTAATGAACCATGAGATCCAGTATAAGATCCTGAAAAAGAATAGTTTAAAGTAGCTCTATCAGCATGTTCTATATTAGGATTTTCAACATAATATAAAAAATAATTGTCATGTTCACTTATAGATAAAATTTCATATCTAACATTCCCTGTACTGTAAGGAATATTTAGCTCTGATAAAGATTGGAGTGATAATGATTGATCATTTCCATCTTTATCTTTTTTAGCTACTTTTATATATCTTACTCCTTCTGCCATTTTTTAATAATTGGTTATTGTCTCAGGTGATGGTGGTAGACTAGGGTCATCTTGTCTTTGAAACCATATAGAAATATATCCATCTGTTGGTTCATTATTAGTATCAATGAATTTATTAAATTCATAATCACTTCCACTATATATTCTTACTCCATTATATTGTACTCCAGTTGGATTAATATTTTTAAAAGGATCACATCCTGGGTTTATGTTTTGTGTTGTTACTACTAATGTAGATCCACTAAATTCACCATTATAAAACTCATCTTGACTGTCATGTGTTACAGCTATTGATCCTGATGGGGTAATAAGATTTTCAACAAAACTTTGAGTAACATTAAAAATATTATTAGGCCCACTTCCATCAGAACCTGAAGGGTGAGTTGTTGTTGAGTTTAATGTATTAAAACTTCCTCCAGTTGACCCGGAAGCTATAAAAACATTTCCAGTTTCATAACTATTCCATTGTGGTTTAATAGTACCACTAATAACTATATTTTGAAGAGTTAAAGGACTATTATAACTTGAACCACTATATTTAGCTATTGTGGAGTTTGAATCAACTGTTGGACTTTTATATCTATTTCTTTCAAGTATATGTTGTTTAATAACTATACCAGTAGCAAGACTTGTTCTAGCAGGAACAAAATCTTTTATCATTTTAAAAAGTGAATTATCAAAATATTTTATAAGTCTTACAAAATCAAATAGATCATAATTTTTAATATATTTTTCAAAATATTCATCTCTTAATACATCTAAATCAGGATATGTTCTAGCTGAGGAAGATCTATGTCTTGGATCTCCAATATAATCTCCAATATCAAAATAACCTAATTGACTATTTATATCATCATTAATTTCATTTTGGGGTGAAAAAGCTACTTCTAGATAATTAACATTAGGTGTATAACTAGAACTAGCAGCTGGATATTGAAGGATACTTTGGAATGGAGATAAAGCATCACCTGATGGAATAACATTATTTTCTGTCCTAATTTTGTCTATTACTCTATTTTTTATACCTATAGCTGGTTGGTCTTGAAAGAAAATTTCAGTATTACCTGTGTAGGTTGGAGAGGAGTTAAAATTAAAATTACTAAACCCATTACTACTTCCACTAAATGATTGAGTTATAGAAAATGAACCTGTTATTTTTGGATGAATAGAAGAGGATGTTATTCTATCTAATTCACTTCCTAAAGAAGCTCTAAAAGCTAATTCATTAGGAGATGAATTAATTGTATTACCTTCAATAGATAAAGGATTCATAACATAATCCTTAAATACACTTTCACTTATAATAGTATTATAATATCTTATTTCTTGTAATGAACCTGAAAATGCTATATTTGTTGATGTTGAGGAAGTAGTGAAAAAAGCATCTGTTGTTTGAGACCATGAACCAGTGGGTATAAATGATGAAGTAATATATCCTAAAGAGGTTCCTGTATCTCCATTATATATTTTATTAGCTGCAGTTAATTCATACCCATTAGTACTACCTGTTGTTATCATTACAGACCACCAATCTTGATTAAAAAATGGAAGATAAATATTAGCTGAATTACCAGCTGTTACATCAGGTATCCATTTTAAAGTGGCATATTGATAATAAGGATCAAGAGAAGAACCTGAATAAGAAGCACTAGTTAAACCAGATCCTGTATATTCTAATACTAAATCAGATACTAATGTTGTTCCATTATATAAACTAAATATAGATTGAGATGCATTAGTAGGTATAATTTCATTAGATTTAAATCTGAATCCAACTGTTGATGGGTTATAAAAGGATTGGGTAAAAAGATTATTTAGTTTAAATGAACTACTTATAAAATTATCTCCATTATTATTAAATGCATAATTAAAATTATTAGAATATAAGTCCCAATCATTATTATTTACTTTATCTTTACCCCCAAACTCACTAATTTTTAAAATAGTATCTGGAATACCATATGAAGTTATAAGAGCTTTTAGTCCTGGAATAGTACCTTTAGATTTAAGTAAGTAAGGTAAATTATGATATATTCTTTTATATAAAGATTTATTGACATCATCTAAAGGAATAATATCATTTGAAGCAGAGATTAAAGTATCAATAAACTCAAATCCTGATGCAACTGGAGAAGCTGAACTTGTAATATTAGGAAAAGGAAATAAACTACCCTCAGGAGTTAATCCTAAGAAAGCAGTGTATAAATCATCATTTGAAAAATTGTTTTGATATAATTTAACTCCAAAATCTCTAATTGTGTCTACTACTAAATCTTTTGATATACCAAAATTTAACCTATTATCTGAATTAAATTTTTCAGTTACATCTTTAATATAAATCCAAATATTATCATAATGTTGAGCTACCATATCAATAAACAATTCATATTGTCTATTATCAGGATCATCTCTTAAATATTGAGGAATAGAAAAAGTTAGATTATCTTTATTATCATTATCAAAACGTGAAGCTGATAGAGCTTGTCCTCCATAATATGCATTTGATTCATCAGCACTTCCAAGCCATTCTAAGGCATCAGTACTTCCTGTTTTATGTAATAAAAATGGTGGGGAAGAATTTATTTTAGGCCAAGATAAAGATCCACTTTCATAATATAAAAAGTATTCATAATGATCAAAATTTTTTATTATATTACTAATTTTATTTTGAAAATTAAGTTTACTATCAAGAAATACTATTGATCCTGTGGTATCACCAGTTATATCTGTTTCTAAAGTTGATAATGAAGCTGAGTGTTGTTCAATTAATCCTACTTTAAAAGCAAAATTTTCAAGTCTAGTTTGAATTGAACTAAAATGAATAAAATTTGAATAATTACTGTAATCAATATTAATATCAATTTCTTTTTCTTCTAATAAACTATCAATTTGATCTCTAGAAGATGATAAAGAGGTATTAAATATATCTTTTTTAGATAATTGTAGAGTAGAATTATTTACTTGATCTTTTTCACTTAAATTAAAATTAGGACCTCTAAGAGGAGTAGAATCTTGAATTACTATTGGTTCTTCTTCATAAGTTACTCTATAAGCTAAAGGATTCTCTATAGATGTTACAACCCATAGTTCATTTTTTAAAGTATATTCATTAGGAAGAGGTTCATATAATTTAATTAATACTGTAGGATCATCTGTATCCTCATCAACTAGAACAATATTATTAGCTATAAATAAATTATTATTACCAAAATTAACATAAAAATCTAAGAAATATTCACTTTCTTGTCTTTCATTAATAAAATTTTGGGTTTGTTCTATTAATGTAGTATTATCTAAATTAAGATTATCTAATCTTATTTCAGTTCTATCTGAGGATATCTCAGAAAGAAAAAGAGTTTCTAGGTTAGATCCAATTTTACGAGATAAAATATTATAATAAACATTATAGGCTCCCTGATTAAATCCTAAATCATCTAAGTCTTTTTGAGGATCAATATTAATTTGATTAATATTAGAGTTTAAAGCAGATTGACCATCATTTAATATAGTATAAGAATTATAATTATAAGCTATTTGTAATAAATTATTATTTAAATCATATATATTATATTCAATATAACTTGAAGAATCTAGTATGGTATCAATGTCAAAAGATGAAATTAAATTTTCATCTTGTGGATTATACTCCAATTGATTATTAATTAGAGTTGATGATATTTCTTCTACATTAGCTGCCATTATATATTTATTTTCTTAATAAAAGAATAAAAATTTAGTATCCTCCTCCACCAGATCCTCCACCAACAGATGTTGAACCACCACTTACAGGATTTCCTCCTCCACTAAGGTTTATATTATTAGTTGTACTTCCATTTTCTTCTAAAAGAGTACCTGTTTCTAATTCTACTATTTGTCTTTGAGAATCTAATAATTCTGTTCTTAATTGGGAAATTTCTTTTTGAAGCTCTTCAATTACTTCTTGATTAGCATCAAAATTAATATAGTCTGAGCTTTGTTGGATTAGATATTGGTGAGAATTAGTTTCACCTAATTCAGGTATAATGTAAAATAGTTCATTGTATAAAGAAAAAAATTCTTCAACAGTAGGTTGAGTATCTAGTGTTTCTTGGATTGTAGTTACTCCTAATTCACTAAATGTAGTATCTATTGTTTTTGTATATTGAGTTTTATTAAAAACTTTTTTATTTAATCTAATTTCCTCACTCATTATCCATTAATTACTTTAAAGAAATAATTATCATTATATATTCTAGTAGAACCATCTATAGTGGTCTTAATTAAAATTTCATAATATCTTTCAGGTTCTAAACCATCCATGTATATATCAAAGAAATTACTTGTTCCATCAGCACTAATTTGAGTAAATGAATTATCAAAGTCAATTACATATTCATCAGTGTCTAAATCTTTTACAGCATAAAATGAAGCTGTTGGAAGATAATTTCTACCTATAAAAAATGAACTAGTTTGAAATGTTCTAGCAGGATACATAGGGCTAATATTAAGTCTAAATCTATTAATAGAATTAATATTAAATGTACCTGGGTTTTCAGCTAATGACATTTTTAAATTAGAGTCAGTAACTATACTTCCAGTATCTGATCCTGTTAAAGATGTAACAAAATCCCTCCATTTAAACTCTAATTGTGGTGGGTAAATAGTGTTAGTATCAACACTATAGTATTTAAATATAGGTTGTTGGGAGGAAGTTGTAAAAAATTCACCAATAGTTGAATTACCCAAACTATCAATACTACTAGATAATTTAACTAAAAATCCATAATTAGTATATCCATTATCAGAATTTAATGATTGACTATACCAGTTATTAACTATATCTTTTGTACTTACATTTAAATCTTTATCACTTCTTAAAGCAAAAGATTGAGTTACTCTGTAAGCATTTATTCCTATACCAGCATCATAATACCAATTACCTCCTCCAGATACAGAGTATGTAGGATTAAAAGATCCTGTGATTCTTATACCACCAGAGGTACCATCCATAACCCAAGCATCTATGTCTTTAGAAGATCTATGAGCCCAGGTACAACCATCAGTTGTAGCAGGACTATCTCCAAATTCCCCAGTTCCATTATTCCAAGTTTGACCAATAGGAAATATTTCTAATTTTTGAGTGTTACTTATACCTGATGCTTCAGCTATAAAGGTTCTAAAATTAACATCCCAATCAATATCCAAAGAACCAAAGCTAGCACTTATTTTATTAGTAATAACATCAGCTATTTCATCAGTATCAAATTGAACCATAAATCTAGCTACATCAGGGTTTCCATCAGTATCTATAATATTACTTGCTTCAAGAATAGCATCCATTCCAAAATTTGAACCTGAAAATTTAGAATATAAAGTAGAGTCTTGGGTTGGGAAAATTTTATATATGGCCATGTTTATAAATATTATAATGGAACAACTTTTCCTTTAATGTCTTGATCAGGAAATTTAACTTCAAATATACTTGGATCTATTGATGGGTATATTACTTCATTTTGAGTAGCTCCTTCAATATCATAAGAATACTGAGAATATCCAGATGTAGTTCCTGCTTTATTAGTTATATTAATACTCTTAATAGTTTGGATACCTTCTATTTTATCTAAAAGAATAAATATATCTTTTAATATAATAGGTTGGTTTATTTGAAATTTATCTATAGCAAAATAAGTTTTTAACTCTTCTATACAAGTTATAAGTACTCTATTATTATTAAATTCAGGTAATACTACAATTTCAAAATTAATAGCTATATTAATAATAAAGGCATTTCTTATTTCAATGTTGTCACCTATAATTCTATGTTGAGATAAATATGTTCTTAAATTTTTCTTTAAAGCATTAGAAGGAGTAGTTAATTGTCCTAAAGGATTTAATCCTAAACAAAATAGATTTAAGGTTTCTATTGTAGATACTTGATTATCTGTTAATTTAGGTTTTTCAATGTAAGCTTTAGATATAGCTCCAAAATCAGAAGGCATACTTAAAGCTCTAATTAAATAATCCTCAGCTGTAACAGCTCTTTGTTGGGAAGATATTGTTGCTAAGGTATTTTGTCTTATTTCTTCTATAGTATCACCTCCTTTTCCACCACTAGCTGCTTGTGGATTATCAGTGGAGAATGAAGAAAATATATAATTAGCTGTATTACTATTTAAACTAACATTATTAAATATTATATTCTCTGTTACAGGTAAAGTCAATGTATTAGCAGGTACATTAGAACTAACTCCTCCACCTGTAAGGTATCTTACTATTAAAGTAGTATTTGAAGGGGATATTCCATAAGTATCTGTAAATAAGAAATTAGTTGGAGAGTAAGCTGCTGTTAGCTTATCTTGACTAAAGGGTAAACCTATTCCTACATTATTAGGATTAGGAGTTATTTCTTCATCATTATCAGTAGTTGTACCAGCTCCAAATTGGATTTGGAGATTAGTTAAAGAGGTAAATCTTGTTGAAAATCTTCTTTGAACTTTTTTTAAGTTTAATAAATAAGGTACTTCACCATTGTCCTGAACATTGTTAGGATCATTAGTATTAGTATTACTAATTTTTTCATAAACCATTTCTTGACCTAAATGATCAACTTCACTATATACATTTCCTGAAGAGTCTGTTATGTCTAATATTTTTACAATATTAGGAGCAGTTATATTTAGAGTTTGGAATTGAGTAGGTGCACCTACACTAAAAGTTGTAGTAACTATATTAGTTGATATTGCTTTTCTTGTTTTCTTTAGAAGAAAATATTGAGGAACATTACCTGCAATTTGATACACAGATACTTCAGTTGGGTCTAAAGAAGAGGAAAAGGAAAAATCAATACTGTCTTGAATTAAAAAATTAATATCACCACTAACTGTTGTTGATACAGGTGTATTTTCTGGAACAGTTAGGGCATAATCATAGTCTGGAACAGATTCTCCATCAACAATTTTAGCTGGGAGTTGTTGATAAACATCAATATTAGTTTGGGCTACACCTGTTGTTTTAGGTTTATACCCATACATATAAGCTAACTCAAATACATTATTTGTTTGAGTAGCATACTGTATAAAATTTTCTTGAATTTGGTTATCTAAATAAAAACTCAAAACATCACCTACATAAGCTGATTGTTCCATAAATAACATTCCTGGGGATGCCTGGGAGAAATCATTGTAAGTATTAGGGAAATAAGTTTGGGTAAAATTAATAAGTCTATTTCTAAAATTATCAAAGTCTCTATTTATATATTGTATGTTACGTTTTGAAGTAGCCATATTTAAAAGTCTATATTTATAGTATCATTTATATTAGTATTAGGTATAACATAATTTAATTTAATACTAATAGTATTAAAATCATCATTTCTTAAAACATTTAAAGAGATAATTTTAATATTAGGAAAAAAATCTCCTAATTTAGTTTCTATATCTTCTTTTAAAAAGTCAAGATTATCATCATTTATTTGTTCAAATACAAAATTTCTTAATCCAGCTCCAAATGTTGGATTTAAGTAATGTTCCCCAGGATTTGTTAAGAAATAATTAATTATATTATTTTTTATAGAGTTTTTTGTTTGAAAATTAGATTTAAAAACAGCATTACCATTGAATGGAATATCTACTCCAATACCTGTTGAAGGATTAAGATCAAGGGGATTTATTTGTTGTGGATTAAATGCCATTATGTACTACTAAGTAAATTCCCAATTTGATCTAAACTAACTGAACCATTTGGTAATGAACCATTTATGGGGTCAGCACCAATAGTACTTAAAGGAGCTGTATCTTTAGATGTAAAAGACATTTTTGTATCTTCTAAAGCACCCATTATATCTTTATATTTAGCTTTTACATCAACATTAGATTTTGTTGATTTATTACTAATATTAACAGGAGGTATAACAGATTCATTAACTATTGTTTTAGGAGCTTTAACAGCTTCTAATAAAATCTCTTTTAATTCCTCTTGAATTGCTTCTTTAACTGCTTCTTTAAT